ATTTTTACTGGAAGACCAAAAGTATTATGAAATGCCATTACAAAGTGATCACTTGCGGCCTTAGATGCTGAGTATGGATTCTGTGGATCGTATGATGTCTCTTCTGTAAAAGAAGGATCATTATAACCAAGTGAACCATAAACTTCATCTGTAGAAATATGATGAAACATCTCTACATCATAATCAACAGAAAGTTGAAGTAGATTTACAGTTCCAGTGATATTTGTATCAATAAATGGTTTTACATTTTTGATGGAATTGTCAACATGACTTTCGGCTGCAAAGTGAAAAACTGCGGAAGGTTTATGTTCTTTGAAGACCTGATTTAGTTCATCAAAATCACAAATGTCAATTCTCTCAATCTTATGTTGGGCAAGCGGATATAAATTTCTTACGCTTCCTGCATATGTAACTTTGTCAATGATGACAATTTCCTCATCGGTTTTTTCAGTTAAGAAGTGTACAAAGTTACTTCCGATAAATCCTGCGGCACCTGTTACGAATATCATTGCTCTCTAATCTTCTCCACAATTTTAAGTAATCCTTTACACCTATTAATATAGGTGTGGTTTTGTTTTACGACTTCCATTTGATGCAAAATAAGTTCTTTATTATTCTGGTTACTCATTCCAAGATCAAATATTTCTTGAGCATCTTCAGAAACTAAAAGAGTATCATCAACGAAATTCTTCAGATATGGAGAATCAGAAACTGTAAGACATCCATAACTAATTGCTTTCATTACTCTACAGGGAACATACCAATTATCTTTTTGTTCTTGAGGTCTAAAATCAGGAACAAAAGCAGATCTCTGCATTAATCTAATATTTTCCTCTTCCGAAGTTACAACTTTTTGAGGATCATAATGATTAAATTCAAGACCATTATTTTTTACAATCTCGATAAAATCTTGATGTAAAGGAGGGGCTCCTGGACGAGGACAATGAATTGTTCCAACAAAATTATATTCACCAAATCTTTCTTTGTTTACATTGTCAATATCAATTTCATCAGGAAGAAGATTTGTTGCCCATGCCAGGTGAATGACATTATACGGTTCAGGTGCTTGAGTATCAAACATGACACCTTTTTCAATCTCAACATATCGATCATCTTCTTCAAATACTTGCTTGTATTCAGCAACTCTAAAGTTTATGAGAGACCTTACCTTGTTTAGATACTTATTGTTTTTAAAAACATCATATGAAAAATAAATTCCATTTTCTATGATAGGACAATTTCTATCAGTTAAACCCTGATTGTCTACTACAAAGACGCAATTATTATAATCAAATTCTGATGCACTAGGATATTCTTGATCACTAAACCAATGAACTTCACATCCAAGTTTTTCAAAAGCGCGTTTTAGAGCCCAATAAATGTAAGAGTGAGTATTCTGTCCATACAATGGACCCCACAAGATAATTTTTTGTTTCATTAGTAATGCACTTGAAAATCCACTGGACATACTTGAAGAGAATTGTTAATTATATGGTGTTTAGTAAGTAACTCATTGCACCATATTCCATCTCTTTGGATAGACTGTTTATGTAGTTGTCCAATATGATTATAGATTGAAGAAAAAATATTCATCGCATTAGGTTTTCCCATATTAAACCAATCACTTATCATACCCATTGGTTGATTAAGTTCCTGATAAACAATTACATCATCAGAAATATCTAGATTTGAAAAATCTAGTTTAACATGTGGACCATAATCAAATCTATTTCTAATCACAAAATCATACTCTACATTATTATTCAGTGAATATTCTTCTCTGAGTTGATTTGATATCATTATACTATACCACATACTATGTACAGCATCAACAAGATATTCTTTGGCTAAATCAACTCCACATTCTTTTCCCCAAGACCAACATTTTTCGAAACACTCATCAGTGAATTCTAAAGTTCTATTCTTCCAATTTTTTGGTTTTTCAATTTTATATGATTTTGGTTGATATAAATCTAAAATCTTTTTATCAGCATCTTGAGAAACAATATTATTTTCTCTTCCAGGAATAACACTTCTTGTACTTAAGTTATTAGGATCATACCAGGTATGGACAAAGACATCTACATCATTTGTATCTAAAATTGTACTTTTTAATTTATTAAATCCTATTTCAATATTTCTAGGTTGACCAGATAGACATAATGCAATCTTCATAAATTTTCTCCATTTACAAATACAATATCACTCAAATCACTTCCATTGTCAGTGTCATGGACATAATAGACATCAAAATTTTTTGATTTAAAATATTCAATACAATCTTCTTTGAGATACTCTTCATCAAATCTTTTTTTAGAAATTGGACATTCTATTGCAATGTATTTAATTCTTTTAAGAAGAGTATCTTTTAATGATTTTACAATAGGAAGATCTTTTCCCTCTGCATCTATCTTTAAAAAATGGACTGTTCCATATGGTATTTCATTGTCAATGATATCATTCAAATTTAAAACTTTTACTTTTCTAGGTTCAGAAAACTCATTTTTCAAATCCCCAATTGGAACACATAAAGAACTTGCTTGATCATGTTTTATGTTATTATAGAAATCTGTTTCAATCTCACTGTCTACATCATCAACACAAACATGAAAAAATTTACTATAGTAACCAGATACTCCATGATCAAAAGGATCTATTCCAATAGAGTAAACATTTTTTAAACCAATTATTTTTTCTAGTTCTACTAAAAAAGATGCTCGAGCTGCGCCAACATCTACAACATTGATTTTTTGATATTTTCTTAACTCAGAAAAGGCAGGAGCGATAGTTGATGTCATTGAATTTTATATAAAAAATTAAAAATAATCACATAGATTATTAGTGTTTCTTGGTATATTTAACGCAGAACAAGATGGATATGGATTACTCTTTGCAAAATCATTGATTAAAATTCTTTGAGCATGAGGAAGACCCATGATAATATCATCAAATGGTATTTTTTTATTTTTTAGTTCATTTATAGTTTCTTGATAATACTCTTTGGGTCTGCTTGTAGTAATAACAATTTTAACTCTTCCCGAAGAATATAACTTGTTCAAATAATCAATATTATTTTGTAGTGGAGCTCCTTCTCCAATATACGGAGGAAACTGATGGGAAGTATTAGTAACTAATGTTCCATCCAAATCAACAAAAAGAGTTTTATATGTTTCTTTGTATTTGTTCCAGTCTTCTAGTGTTCCCCAATCTTTATAATTTTTTGTTTTTGTTCCAAAAAATGTTTTTCCAGAGAGTAACATTTCAAAAATAATATTACTAATGTAACATTCTCCTTCTATGTCTTTTAAACTCTCATACACATCACAAAACTTATTTGCATCAGAAAATCCATAACCACCTACAGAAAAATTAGAACTAATTATTTTTTTCTCAACAATATTTGAAACTACATTATTGGTATCTATCTGCAAGTAACTTTTGTTTCTAGCGTTTATTCCATCGATTTCATTTAAATCAAAGTAGCATATTTGATTACTTGGATTTATCGTATCCAGTTCAAAATAATTATCAGAGTCTTTTACAAAAATAAATCCACTAATTTCTTTTTTTTTAATTGCCTTAAAAACAGTTTCAGACTGAGATTGTGTTTTTTCATCAAGAAATACAATTTCAGTCTTACTTTCAATATTCAATTTTTTAAGTTCATTTTGAAAACCTGATAAAAACTGATATTGATCGTTATGTTCTTCAAGGCATATAAAATATATTTTTTCGAAGAAATCCAGATTCAATCCACTAATAGATTCTATTCCCATAAACCTATTAGACCAAGGATGGGATAACATCCATTTAGGCCTAGTATTTGGAAATCGACTAGATTTTCCTGCCATAGGAACGAGCAAACTCGTCATATAACTGTGTACTCCTAATGATATTATCAAGTATACTTCTTTGTTTATTAGTTGTCAAATAAGGTTCTATTCTTAGAAAATTTAATAATTCCAAGACATAAAAAATATCACTACTTACATAATCTCTATAATTACTTTCAATATAATTCCATATAGAATTAAAGCACTGAACTATCCTTAGATTTTTTACATCATTAGTTTTTAGTATCCAATGATAATAAAGATCTTGCTTTAACTTAACAAAATCTACGATAAATGTATCAATGTAAGAGTCTAAAAAATCTATGAGATACACTTTTTGTGGATGAAATAGAATATTTGATACTGTCAAATCTCCGTGACAAAAACTTTTTCGAACATCGATGTTTATCTTATCAAGGTGTTCCAACACAAATTCAAATAAAAAAGAATATTGACTATCACTTAAACTCAATAGTTTGCTCTTTATCTTACCCTTTACTATTTGACTCTTATATTGATGGGAATTGACAATTAAAAATTTAAAATATTCATCCAAGAACAAAAAAATCCTTTCAATATTAACACAAGATGCCAAAGAAAAGTATTGATAATAATCGCATCCAGAAATATACTCCATATCAAAGTATATTAAATCTTCATGATGCTCACTAATGATTTTTGGAGTATCAATGTTTGTAAATGTATGTCTACTGAAAGAATTTTGTTTTTCTATTTGTGCTAGTAGTCTAGAGTTATAATCTTTATTAGAAGAATATTTTCTTATTCTACTGTCAGATATTATTTCTAATTTACATCCAGAAAGGCCCAGTTCTTTAGACATTAAATTCTTTTTTTATTTCATTAATAAGTTCAGCATTATTGGATGCAACACCAAGACCAAAAGAATTTGTGAAGTTAACTTTTGGAACTTCTAGTTGAGAAAAGAAAAGTCCAGCACCATCAGGATTTGATACTGTATCATGAAAAAGGATTACTCCATCTTCCTTAACTAAAGGAGCCCAAGTATCGCAATCGTTCTTACAATTTTCATAATCATGAAGACCATCAATATGTAGAAGATCAATTTCTTTATCCCAGGTTTTTGCTACATCATCAAAATAACCTTTGATGATTTCAAGGTTATCAAGTCCAAGTTTTTCTTTGACAGACATCACAAACTGATAATCATCATCTTCTCTTGGACCATGCTTCGAAATATCAAAACAATCAATACCATAAACAGGATTTTCTTGGCACAGTGCCATTAAAAATGCTGAGTATCCATAATCAACACCTAGTTCAACTGTAACCTCTGGTTTAATTCTATTAATCAACCATTCAACAAATGTTCTGTGACTTTTTGGTGGATAGTTCCATCCTGAAGGAATATTGCCAAGAATATTTTCAACATCACTATCTGGAAGATTCAAAACATATTCTTTAAAATTATCTTTCTTATCTACAACCCAAGAAAAATTTTCAACCATTCATTTGCTCCTTAATCCAATTATAAGTTTTAGAAATACCTTCTTCGAGTGTCATTGAATAATTCCATTCAAGTTTTTCACGAATCAGATCATTGTTTGAATTGCGACCACGAACTCCGAGTGGGCCATCAATATGATTTTTAGTTACTGTTTTTCCTGCAACTTTAGCAGCAACATCTACAAGTTCATTGATCGTGACCATTTCTTCAGAACCAATATTTACTGGACCCATAAAATCAGATTCCATCAGTCTTCTTGTTGCTTCGATGCATTCATCAATATACAGGAAGGAACGAGTTTGTAAGCCATCTCCCCACACCTCGATGGATCCACCTTCCTCTGAAAGTTCGGCAACTTTTCTACAGATTGCTGCTGGTGATTTTTCCTTTCCACCTCTCCAGGTTCCTTCAGGGCCAAAGATATTATGATACCTAGCAACCCGAACAGGGATCCCATAATTACGATGATAAGCGAAAAACAACCGCTCTGAGAACAATTTCTCCCAACCATATTCAGAATCTGGTTCAGCTGGATACGCATCACTTTCCTTAAGTCCTGGATTATTTGTTTCCATCTGTGCATATTCTGGATATATGCACGCAGACGATGAATAGAAAATCTTTGTTTTATTAGTATTTACAAAATCGTTAAGATTTTTAACTGATCGAAGGACATTGAGATTAATGCTTGCAGAATTATTCATCACATCTGCATCATGATCTCCAGTAAAAATGTAACCAGCACCTCCCATATCAGCAGCAAACTGATAGATCTCATCAAAGGTTTCTATATATTTGCTAGGAATAAATTTATGAAAATTACTATGCGGGCCTTTAAACTGAACTACTTTATCTACAAAAATTTGATCAGTGAGATCTCCTAAAATAAATTCATTTACATCTGATGAAGAGTATTCTGGATATTTAATATCTACACCACGAACCCAATATCCTTCGGAACGCAATCGTTTAACCATGTGACTTCCAATGAAGCCACCAGCACCAAGAACAAGTGCTGTCTTCGTATAATCACTCATAGATTATGATAAACTCTTTGTATATATTATACAAAAAAAGATGGGTTTATGCAACCCATCTCTACAATTCAGGCTCGCCACCAATTCTTTGACTGGAAATTGGAAACCAGGCGGAGAAAGAATTCCCCATCCGCACCAACGGCATTTGAGAGATGCCGTAAACTCATAAGGGGTCAAATTGACTCCACCACTTAGTTTTGAGAAACTAAGAAAAGATGAATAAGTTTTGGAATTTCTATTGCAGCATAAAAACCACAGAGAACTAATATATCCCAAAACTTATACTTCAAAGCAAAAGGAATGACAAATGCATTCCCTATACACTTTACTAGTAAACCAGATTTCGGATCTCCCCATAACAGAAAAAAATATCCTGACAAGAGAAGAATGTTGCCAATGTACCTGAAAAGATCAGATTTTGACATGAGGGGTTTTGCTCCCGACCAGTGCTGTTTAAGTCCATCCGTGACTATTTAATCAAAACACTCATCATCATCTTCATCATCTTTAACATAACAAGGTACTCTGTCTGGATCTAACCAACAAGTATAATCATGATCTTCCATAGCAGTCATTAACTGCATTTCATTATCACAAAGATACATGTCACGATATCTTCCAGTATATGGATCTGCTTTTTGAATACGACAATCAGGTTTTCCATTTATTTCCAAGGTGCCAACTTGGACATAACGATAAGGAAATCGTTCCATAAGAACAGTTGGTTTCCTGATTATTTTCATCATGCAACCTCAACTGATTCAAGATCTTGATAGAGGTATTCCATAAGCATTTCATAATCATCCAGAGGATCACCAGAGAACACTACACCTTCGTTCTCGTAGTAGCGGCGGACTTTTTTGTAGAGTTTCGGATTCTTTACATCAAGGTAAAACTCGCCATTTGCTGCTCCGCGAAGAGTGGAAACATCTTTCTTGAATTTTGCTGTAAGAGTCATTGTTTTGAATGTTGACCTTAGTATTATAAGGGTTTGACTTAGAGAAGTCAAGGTGGACAATTTTTAATGTGTCCATGCTCCTTGCGTGGATCGAACACGCCTCAGGCGAATTATGAGTTCGCTGCATTCACCAGATTGCTAAAGGAGCAATAGGAGTACTGGGGATTGAACCCAGACTACCCCGTTATAAGCAGGGCGCTCTAACCATTAAGCTATACTCCCATCAAAATCACGAACCTTCTTCGTGGTCATTGTGGATTCGTATGAGTTCCTCATCCACAACTGATTCTACTGCATACTTTATGGTTTCGTTGTAAGGAACTATCACTGCACTATTATCTCCGTCTCGTATAATAAATGATTCACCATTTTCAACTCTTGTCATTAGATTGTCAAAATCTGCCTGAAACTCTTCGACTGTAAATGACTGAAGTTCTTCTAGTTCTTGCATTTTCATAAAGTGATTTTTATGAGTCGGGGTGACAGGATTCGAACCTGCGACCTAATGCTCCCAAAGCATCCGCGCTACCAAACTGCGCCACACCCCGTTACTTTTCTCTATGTATATACATAATACCAGCAAAAGGAACGACTGTCAACCCCATCCCACAGAGAAAAAGAAAGATGGGACTTGATGCGAGTGTTTCAACTAAATGAAAAATCATCTTCCCCTCCAGTTCTTGTATTCATAATACATGTATTGGTCCACTTCGTCAAGCCCTTCAAGTGGAGCATTTACTTCCCAGTTAGACCATTCAATACAAAACTGTTTGATATCATGATTATGTATTATAGAATGACCATGCATTCTCACAAAAGCAGACATTGCAAAGTTATATCTCTTTTTAGTGTGCGGTTCCATTTCCCTTATAGTCTTCGGAATCATAGTATCCTCCTTTCTTTGACCCGAAATAAAGAGTGGCAGCAATAAAAGGTATTGCTATTACTAAAAGAAATCCTCCCAGTAAATGCGACATTACATTCCTCCGTTTCTAAATCCAACTATGTAACCAATAATTACTCCACACATAAATGCAATAAACAAATATAACATGTGAGAAAAAAACTCAATGAATATGAGCCAATCAGTTGTCGTCATCTTCATCCTCATATGTAGATGGTTCTTCAAATAATTCATTCATTTTCAATTCCAGAACTCTTTGTTGCAGTTCTTTTAGATCCTCTTCTGTTAGAGTAATCATTTATCCTTGAGTAGTTCTTCTATTCTTTTACGCATGTTTTCACTATCTTGTTTAAGATAATCACGAAGAGAATATCCACGCTGCCCTCTCATGATACATGTTCCTTGATAAAACATAGTAGCAGCGAATACTAATAGCAATACAATGCCTATTATTTCAGGGTAATGTTTAGCCATGGAAATAGCGGTGGAATTACTCCAATGAGTCGAAGCAGACCTTCAGCAAAAAGAGCAAGAACAACCCAACCAACACACATTGAAATAATCGAAGCATTACGATTATGTCTTCGTATGGCATCATCAATCATCTCCTGCACTTCAGAACGACTCACAAATTCATCATAAGGTTCCATCACTTCTCATCTCCAAGAAATTTCGCAAGAGGATCTATTCTGGTTTTAACTATTTGAACTGCTCTCTTGTAGAACATGTTGTCAGTATTTCCAGAAGATTCGAAAGTTTCCTTGATCTTCACCCAATTATTATAGGTGTGTTGATCCATGTCTGCGATTCGTATTACTATTATATACTAATCACAAGTTTTTGAAAGTCAATCAATTGTCAGAGTTCTGTAACACTACGATACAGAAAACCAAATAAAATATTAATATGGTATCAGTTATAACGGAAAGTCAGGGATTCGAACCCTGGGAGGTGTGACCCTCGCTGGTTTTCAAGACCAGTGCCATAAACCACTCGACCAACTTTCCAATATTAAAGTTCAACGAATTTCAAAGTCCAGTTTACGAACTTTGCGTTGTCTTCTTGCCTCTTGCCAGGCAATATCTTGAGAAGTCAGAACATTCTTTTGTTCTTTCTGTGTAGAGTTTACCATAACTACTCTACTTAAGTCAACTGCTGAAACACTATCACCTTTAACAGTCATCATATTTGGACAACCACAAGTTTGTGTTTTATTTGTGCTAGTTAATTCTTTATTGCAATCTCTGCATCTTACTATAATCATAATTCATAAATCCTGTCATTGTGTAAATGACCTTAACATCCAAATAAATTTACCATGTGCTTCATTCAAATCATCAACAAGATTAATTGTACCTTTTGATTTTTGATTTTCTGCTTCTTCTGATACTTGAGTTAGAAGATCTACAATTTTTTGATTTCCTTCTAACAAATCACGAACCATACCCATAGTATCTAGTCCACTATTTGCTTCTGAGATATGAGAAACTTCAGTAATTCTAGAAAGAGTAGGAACTGGCTTTACATTTAAGTATCTCATATGTTCAGTTACTCTGTCAATCTCTTCAAACATTGCTTCATACTGTTCTCCAAAGAGATCATGAAACTGTTTAAAGTCATCACCTACAACATTCCAGTGATATACCCAAGTCTTTTGAAACAGAACAAAAAGACTTGCTTGAGTATCAGAAAGTAATTTATATAGTGTTTCCATTATACTTTTTTTAAGTATTTATGAAAGTGGGCAATATCGGATTCGAACCAATGACTTACTGCTTGTAAGGCAGCCACTCTACCGCTGAGTTAATCGCCCTTTGCCTCTGTCTAGGAATCGAACCTAGTTTCCATGTGTGTTGTCCACCCGTCCTTACCAATAGACTACCAGAGGAAATGCCTAGGAAGGGTAACCCTCTACCAACGGAGGACCCCAGAACTAGGCAACTGCCCCACTTGGACTCGAACCAAGAACCCCAGAGTTAACAGCTCCGTGCTCTGCCAATTGAGCTATAGGGCACTACTTGAAGAAGGTTTATGGTATATGGAGAACCCAGAATGAAGTTCTCTATGACAATTAGCACACAACATATAACATTTGTCTGCTTCCTTCTTTTGTTTCTCAAGAGATTTTGTGGAACCTGAAATAGCAAACTCTTTAGTAGTTTCATCTATGTGGTGAAACTCAAGTGCTTCAATACATTTATCGTATCCACAGAACTCACACCTCCCACCTTTATATTCGACAAGAAGTTCTTTAGTTCTTTTTCTCCAAGTTCCTACATTTTTCTTTAGTTTTGTTTGGTCTCTCATATGATTAACTTTATGTGTTAATCATATTTATACAAAATATTCTATTACTTAGAACTTACAAAATCGTTAATAATTTCTGCTTGATTAAGCACATCCTGTAGTGTTGGATATTTGGAATCAAATTCTTTTGGTAATTTACCATCATTAGTACATTCTGCTTTTGCAAACTCTACATGATAATTATCCGAAAGCATCGCATAAGCTTGCTTAAAAATTTCAAAACGAAGTTCGTAAGGTGTCATAGTCATAATTTTTTATGTGTATGTGTGTATAAAGAACCCGAAGGTTCAGAGCGGAATACCGGATTCGAACCGGTGACATCCAACTTGGAAGGATGGCGTTCTACCACTGAACTAACTCCGCTTGTGAGACAATCATAAACTATTTTAGTTTGATTGTCAAGTGTCGATGAAAGGACTTGAACCTTCACAGATTAATCTACTGGAACCTAAACCCAGCGCGTCTACCAATTCCGCCACATCGACTAGATGGAGTAAGTGTGATATACCTCATAAGGATATAACAGGGACTTACCCTCTATCACTTTTATATATGGAGATAAACTCCAACGGGTTAGGTAGGATTCGAACCTACGACTCACGCTTTAGAAGAGCGTTACTCTATTCCACTGAGTTACTAACCCATGAGGCAATCATACCAGTTCAGGATTTGATTGTCAAGAGGGTGCCGTGTGGTTGTGAATCTAAATCAATCCTCTTTGATAAGCGCCCCACTGCATCTTATCTCAAGTCTTGAACCACGGCATATTCTATTTTAGAGGTTCTTGGGTACAGTTGTCAACCCATGGAGCACATAGTCTCATTTCACCACCTAGTAATCTTTGAGCCTCAGAGTTATCTGGAGCTTTCTCGATCAACCGTGGCAAAGGTACTCTAGGTGGTTCTGAGTCTTTCGTCAAGGCCTCATATTCACGAATGGCCTTATCTACATCTCGTTCAACTCTCCTCTCAACCACACCAGGATCCTGAAGCAGGACATCGT